GGGGTGGGGGAGGGGGGGGGGTGGGGGGTGCGGGGGCTGCCGCGAAGGACGATGAGGAATTGGCACTAATTATCGCAATGATGGAGCTGTGATGCCGGGAATAAATCCTACCGAACTGGAAAAAATAGACAAGGCCATCAACGTATCTCTCGATCTGCTGAGGCATTCCTCGAACGTCGAAGCCAGTGTGCTGGAGCTCATCGAGGCGATGCGAAAAGAACTGATCGCCAAACTAGCGACCGGCGACCTGACTAACTGGGGCAAGGCGCGAATCAATACGATGCTGCGCGAGACAAACCTTGTGATCGCAGATTATTACGCCCGTGCCCAGGCAATTCTCGCCCCGACTTACGCCACTGTTACGGGAATATCCGCCGCACAGACCGCCACCACACTGGCAGCATCCATGCCAAGCAAGACCGTGCTGGATGCGCTTGTCACCAATCTACTGATCGAAGGCTCACCAGCAAAGGCATGGTGGAGCAAGATCGCGGGCGACACGTCCTTCCGCTTCGCTGCCGCCGTCCGGCAAGGGATAGCGCAGGGCGAAACCATGAACCAGATATTCAGCCGGGTGAATGACATTGCGGATATGGCAGGGCGCAATTCGACCGCATTAGTACACACCAGCGTGATGCAGACAATGAATGACGCACGGATGGCGGTGCAGGAAGCGAACGCTGACAACGAATCAGAAACAGTTTGGTTAAGCGCACTAGATTCCATGGTTTGCAAAATCTGCGCGCCCCGGGATGGTTTACGATGGAAAACATTATCGAAGCGCCCTGTAGGTCACTCATTGGCTTGGATGCAACCCGCAGCGCATTTCTCATGCCGCTGCACGACTTATGCCATAACCCCGCTTACCGAGGCAGTTATGGAGGCTGGAGGCAGGGCATCCAGTTCCGGGGTAGTCAAAGGATCAACGACCTTCGCGCAGTATCTGGCGCGCCAGACGCCTGCTTTCCAAGACGAAGTTCTTGGCAAAGGGCGTGCAGACCTTTATCGCGCGGGCAAAATCACCCTGCGCGACCTCGTATCCGGTCGGGGCGCGCCGATTTCATTAAAAGAACTCCAACGAAAATACGCTTGACACGCAATAAAATATCACTATAATTGCGGACATCAGCGATTTGCCGTCGCTAGGTAAAGTGATAGCCCAGTGGTTATTAGGTTTGGAGGGGACTTCATTGTTCCGGCGACTTTACCCGCTACGGCAAACTCCAAAACCTAATGCCTCTGGGCTTTTGTTTTGGCGCTGATCGAACTTGAGTTTATCGGCCTTGAATTCGTAAATCCTTGGCGCGTAAGGAAACCAGAATAGCGGTGTAGTGGCGTTAGGGGCGAAGAAGAAAACGTTTTGGCAAGTTTGGAAGTGGCGAAAAAAGATAACAGCGCCAAAGGTGGAGAATGTCAGGTTCAGCACGGTGTTACGGCAACGTGGAAGTAAGGACTTGATTCGTGCGACCTAGTTAGACTCTCTGTGTTCGAGGGGAAAGCGCACGAGGTGCAGGGATGACACGATTACCTGCATGGTACGATGAGACGAGCAACTTGACGGTTCAGACCACCTAATTCTGCCGGATGCCATATTCTGTATGGCTGATGGCGGAGTTTTGGGTAACTTCTTCAACTCACTCTTTCAGGTTCAGTATGGACAAGCGATGCAACCACTGCAAACAATTCAAGCCACTTGGTGATTACTTCACCCCTCCGAAAGGCGCGTCCAGTAGCTGGCAAGGCACAAGCGAGTTTTGTAAGCAATGCCACAGCGAAGGAAAAATACCAAACGGATATGGCGACCAGAAATTCGGCGACAAATGGAATTCGCCGGATGATTCCCTGTTCCAAAAAAATACGCTTGACATATCAAAAACATCCAGCGCATAATTGCGCAAAGTAAAAAGGTTTCAACCACGCGAAAGGTATCAAACATGGCACTTGCACTCACGCTTGACGCAGCACCCGATGAAGCACTCAAAGGTTTTTACGTGGAAAAGGATGGTAAGTACCATCTGGACGTGACCGGAATTGAAGACACCAACCAGATGCGCATTGAACTGGCGACAGTCAAGCGCGAAGCTGCTGAAAGACGCAAGGCGGCGAAGGAACTGGAAGAGCGGTTCGCCGGTATTGACCCTGAAAAGGTCAGGGAAATGATGGCGAAGCTCGACCAAGACGGTGAAGCGAAGCTCCTGGCCGAAGGCAAGATTGAAGAGGTCGTGAACAACCGCACTGAAAAGTTGCGCGCTGACCTGCAAAAGCAGTTGGACGAGGCGCACGGCAAGACGACATCCGCTGAAGCGCGAGTCAAGCAATACAGCCAACGCGTGCTGGATGATCGTATCCGGGATGCGGTGATGGGCAAGGTTCACACCAGCGCTATCAAGTCCGGCGATGTATTGCGGGCGGCGCGTGAACTGTTTGTGCTGGACGAACATGGCGATGCAGTGCAGCTTGACGCTGCTGGCAAGCCGGTGCTGGGTAAGGATGGAAAAACCCCGTTCAGCCCGGCAGAGTGGATTGAAAGCATGACCGAAATCGCGCCGCATTGGTTCCCAGCATCGTCAAGTGGCGGCGGTGCGTCTGGTAGTGGTAGTGGTTCAGGCGGTGGAAAGACAATGAAACGGTCGCAGTTTGATGCTTTGCCTCCGCGTGACAGGTCGGCAGCCGCAAAGCAATATCAGATTGTGGAGTAAAGGTTTTAGCGGTAAAGTTTCACCCGTAGTAAACTGGTAATGCTCCCACGGTGGGGCGATGGTATCCAGACCGAGATGGTCAATTAAGCGATTTTTTGACTAACTTTGAAAGGAAATATCATGGCCTCTCCCAACACGTTGAACTCCTTGATTCCCACACTTTATGCCGCAGCGGACGTTGTCAGCCGCGAGCTGGTGGGTTTCATTCCCGCTGTAACCCGCGACAGCCGCATCGACCGCGTAGCTCTCAATCAGACCGTCAATGTCCCGGTTGTTGGTGCAATTACCCCTGTTTCCATCACCCCGGGCGCGTATTCCCCCGACACTGGCGGTGCGACTCCGGGCAACGTAGCCGTGACCATCAGCAACCAGTTCCAAGCTCCTATCGCTTGGAACGGCGATGAGCAGATCGCGGTCAGCGAGACCGGCATCTACGAAAACGTGGTGACGCAGCGTTTCGCACAAGGTATGCGCGCCGTTGTCAACCTGGTTGAAGCCGACCTCGCCGCATTGCACGTCAACGCATCCCGCGCTTATGGCACTTACAACACACAGCCCTTTGGCACTGCTGGCGATCTGTCGGACATGGCGCAAGTCGTCAAAATTCTGGAAGACAACGGCGCACCACAAACTGACTTGCGCGCAGTGCTGTCCAGTTCGGCTATTGCCAATATCCGCGGCAAGCAGTCCGCCCTGTTCAAGGTGAACGAGGCTGGAACCGACCAGATGCTGCGCCGCGGTATCATCGGCGACATCTTCGGCGTTGGTCTCGGTCAATCGGCGCAGGTGAAAACTGGGGTTGCTGTCGGGACAGGTGCATCCTATACCACCAATACCGCTGGCTACGCTGTCGGGGCAACTGCAATCACTTTGATTACGGGCACGGGCACCATCCTCGCAGGCGACATCGTGACCTTTGCTGGCGACACCAACAAGTATGTGGTGGGCACGGCACTGACCGGCGGCGTGGTTACGCTGCAAGAGCCGGGCCTTCGTCAAGCAATTCCCGCTTCCGCAACTGCGCTTTCGATCACCGCTGCCACCGATCGCAACATGGTGTTCAGCAAATCGTCCATTGTATTGGCTACCCGTAGCCCGTACATGCCCGAAGGCGGCGACCAAGCCGACGATGTTATGGACATCGTTGACCCGGTGTCCGGCTTGAGCTTCCAAGTGGCGATGTATCGACAGTATCGTCAAGTCCACTTCGAGGTGGCATTGGCGTGGGGCATGAAGATGATCGCCCCTCGGCACTCGGCTTTGTTGATCGGCTGACCGTAAGCCCTTGCCCATTCTTCAGAGTGGGCAACAACTTACAGTGAGACAAGGAGACCGCAATGCAATGCCCTACCGTGAAAATTAAGTCCGACAATCCAGACATCCCGTTTAACATCATCAACGAGGAAGATTTCGATCCGGCGAAGCACGAGCTGTTCAGCGAAGCCCCTGCCGAAGCCCCTGTCACGGACAAGCGCGGGCGTAAAGGATAAAAAGCATGGCGCTGATCGTCGAAGATGGAACTGGTCTGGCAACCGCAGAAGCGTATTGCACGGTTGCGGAGGCCAGTACATTTCACTCGAACATTGGAAATGTCGCTTGGGCTGCTTTGGCGAGCGACACCATCCGCGAACAGTGCCTTCGCAAGGCCACCCAGTATATGCTCCAGCGCTATCGCCCAAAGTGGGCAGGCTGGCGCAAGACCACGACGCAATCCCTCGACTGGCCGCGCTACAACGTGCCAATCAAGGACGCGCCGGTGCTATATGGCGGCTCAACCAGCTACTACGACGATGCAAGCGTGCCGCAGGCAGTGAAGGACGCATGTGCATCATTGGCATTGCGCGCGGCAACCGCGACATTGTTCGCCGACGAAAGCCGAACAGCGAGCAGCGAGACGGTCGGCCCGATCAGCGTGACGTATGACGCATACAGCGGGCAGGCGGTGCGGTACAAGGAAATTGACACCATGTTACAGCCCTACATGAAGAGCGGCGGCGGGCAAGTTCCGATGGTGAGAGCATGACTTTCGATTACGCCAAAACGTCCGCCGCTGCCCTGTCACTGCTAACCAAGTTCGGGGCGGATGTGACGGTGACG